CTGCTGGTGGGGGCGTAGGGTGAGGGTCATGCGGTGCGCTGTTGATGAGAATAGTATAGGGCATGAGAAAGGGGTCCAAAGACCCCATGTGACAGTTTAAGAATTGTCTACGGCATCCACAGAGGCGATGTCACAAACAGGAACCTCATGTTCATTTGCGATGCGATACCAAGGCATCATCATACCATGATACTCTGGATGTGCTTGGTATTCTTCTGTGTATTCAAATTCACCCAGATACTTTACTTCACTCTCTGGAATATCATGATCACGCAGCATCGCTTGTAGTTGCAGATGCGTCAGTTCATATTGTGTAGGGACTTTCATGCTGTTTCACAAGTGTCTTGCTACCATAGCATGGGGATCAAGTGGTTGTCAAGTCCTCAAAATCAATAACTTTTTGATGATGCAAAAACGTTTCTGTTATTTCTCCACTCTCTGTTATGAAATATTCAATAACAAAAGAACTTCTTCCTACACATATACTCTCAATAAATTCTTTTTGCTCTGTAGAGATATAGTTGAGATCTTTAATTTTTTCCAAGACAATTTCTCTTCTTTCCTTTGCTTGGCAAACTGGAGTTAAATTCCCCCTTTCCTGTGGAACCAGAGTTGTTTGTGGTATATTTACTTCTAATATAAAAGATAAAATGTCACTATCATGGAAAAAATTGATGTATCCTCTGGCATTCTTTTGTTTTTTGCAAAAATCGTTAATGCCTTTTAGTTTTTCATTTGATTCATATTGATGCAAATTGTAAGTTGAATCATATATTCTTATTCCAGAATAATTAGCATCTTTATCATAGTAAATTCCAATAACATCAGTTTGCGTACTATCTGTTACATCTGTCATTCTATCAATTCTTTCTTTACAATCACACAGATGATCTATCCCAGCAAATGAAGCAAATGTATGCCATACAGATGGAATTGAAGATAACGTATCATACTTCATGGGGTTGTTGAGAAAGAATGATTTTATCTCATCTCCAACATATTCAATATTAACTAGTTTCGTATGATTTGGTATGATATCAACGACATGTGGATATCTATACTGAAATAGTTTGTTTAGTTTGGATTCTACTGTTGAATCTAAATTAGGAAGATACTGAGGATCATATAGAGAAGTAAATCTCCATGGCATTCTTTCATATGTTGAGACATACTCAAAAGTATCTAAACTGTATTTGTCAGCCTTAAAAAAAGTATCAGAAAACATTTTAGTTAGATATTATCGTTTGTCCAATAGAATTATATAATGTGTAATGAATGTAATTTTCTGGAATTGATGTAGTTTCTTGACTCTCTGGAAAATTAGTCTCCAAAAACTCCATCGTTTCTGCAATATTATCAACTTCCATAAAAACAAATTCAGAATTTTTCAAAGCAGTAAACAAGTCAGTTGGAAGTAAATCCCTATAGATGTCCATAGAAGCATTAATAGCATCTACATTAGAACTATTATTCCAACCATATGACCTGAGATAAACAACTGCTTTGCCTTTTGCAGCTGCATATCTCTCTATAAAATTATCAAAATAAAAAACTTCGTAGTCTGTGTTCATTTGTTCTTAAGTAATAGTTTCCAAGCAATAGTAATACGAAGACCAGTAAATGATCTAGATGTCACTTCAGCAGTATGTGGAATAAGACCAGGAAATAATATAGCGGTGTTTGGTTTTGGAACATGAAAATATGTATCATCTGGTCCAAACATAAATGAAGTTTTTCCACCCCATTCTACTTTCCAATTTTCATTTGCATAAAAAAGAAAAGTTCTTCCACGTTCATCATGCCAATCTTGGTGAAAAGATCCTTGAGTTCCAAATGTATGTCCGTTGGCATACACATCATATAATTCATACTCTTGGTTAGTCTTTTCCTGAATAATATTTAGAAGATATTCAGAGAAGTATTCACTCTCATGCAAATCAATCCTCCAGAATGGATATCCTCTCCTAACATCACCCTGAACAAAAGATCCATGTCCAAAATACCAATTTGGACCAGACACACATTCTGTTATCTTTTCACAATCTTCCTTAGAAAATACATTTGTGTAGTGCTGTAAATCATTAATACTATATTTTTCCATACTCTCGTATCAAATTCATTCTAAAGTGTTCAAGATTTTCTAGAATTTCATCATCAGCATCACAATCTTTAATAAAGTTACCAAACTCCGCAAGATAATTTCTCATAAAACTATCTTGAATAATAGATTCAATCCAACAAACAAATACTTTCCTAGATCCAGACTTAATTTCATTAACTTTATGCCACAATCCCGTGGGATAAATTAGAGCTCTACCTGCTTCTAATTTATACTCAAGTTCTTTGTTTCCTATTTTGATAACCAACTCTCCACCTTCATATTCAGATGGATTACTCAAAAAACAAGTTAAACTGTAATGCGTAAAAACACCACCAATTGGTGTATCATCAATATGGTATCCATACCTTGCTCCTTCATTATATTCTGCAAAATACAACTGAGAAGTTCTTCTTACATTAAAGGTATGAATAATCTTTTTATTAAGAATTTTTGAGTAGGTATAATTTAATTTCTTATACAATTCTCCATCATAACACATCTTGTTTCGTTTGACAGAAGATGGATTAGTGATGTTGCCATCAACATACTCCAAGTCTTTTAGTTTATCTCGTAAAAATAACAATTGCTCATCTTCTAACAAATCAATTTCATATATCATGTGCCAACTTTACCCTCCAATTCAGAATCATCAACATAATAAATGCTCCAGTCAATAGGAACAACATCATCAACTTTAAGTAACTTCATTATATCAAGAACAGACTGTTTAACTTTCTTGAGAGAAGTCTTATATTGTCCAGAGAAATTATACATGCTTTGCTCTCTGCTTCTTTGGAAGTCAGATGATGCAGCAATATCATGTTTGACCCATTGGTTTGAATCATTTTCATCCATGAATGCTGGTGCTGGAGTTACTCCATCTTCCATCATACCATCTGGATACAATTGTCTGTAGATTTTTGGATCAACTGGATATTTGATATCATATGTGTATCTAAAGAACTCCAAGTTATTTTCAAATTCAGATGGTTTTTTCAGAGTAGAATTTCTAATTTTACTTCTCCAAGCAAACCACATATCTTTTTCTCCTGGATAAGAATCTTCAACGTCAGGAAGAACTCTCCAGTCAGATTGGGTCAAAAGATCATTTTTCTGTCTTCTTGCTTTTTGATATCTCTGTTCCCAATAGATAACTTCTTTATCAATACCTTCAATTTTCTTTTCAATTACCTCTTGTCTTACCTGAATTAAAGCCTGATAGAAATCAAGTGCCTTATTGTATAATTCATCTGCTTGTTCTTGAGCAGCATATTCAAATTTATATTTGTGCCAATAACTACTATCAGTTTTAAAATCATACTTCAATTTTTGTCTGAAGCACGAGTATGTACCATTACTAAAGTACTGAAAGAAATCTAATTTGTCTTTATCACTATGCCAGATGGGATCAACAACTTCTTCCAAAAATCTTTGCTTAAGGAGTTCATCCATCTCCAACTTTTTGGATTTTCTTCCTCCCAAAATCTCTAGATCAGCAAGAATATCCGAGTTGAAACTAATGATATCATTAACAAAGTCAACTTCTAAAACTGATACTTTTGTGGTTTCCATGAATCTCCTTACTTAGCCTTAATGTACCATCCTGTCAAGATGTATTTATTCTCTGTGAATACTGTGTTTCCCTTATGAGCATGTGTGTATCCAGCAGGCCAAATAACAACAGTTCCAGTAGTTGGTCTTATTCTTCTTTTTTGATAAAGAAATTCAGTTTCTCCCTCACCTTCTGGAAGATCATTTAGATAAATCATCCAAACAACTTCTCTCATAGCATGGTTTGTGTCAACATTCTCATAATGCCATAAATGATATCCACCACCTGCAGGTGTCATTTGAATTTTGATATCAGTAGAAATTAGAGTCGCAATATTAAGAGAAGAATACTCTGAAATATAATGATTAATACAAGATGTCAAACATGCCTGCACATCTGCTGCCAATTTTCTATTTGAATAGTCTAGCATAAAAGCAAAGTCTTTTCTATTCATGGCACCGCCATAAATGTCCTCAGACTTGTAAACTTTATTGTCTTGGTCACCACCAGGAAGTGGTCCAATATTTGGATTTACGTATGAACCAGTTTCTAAAACATGATCACAATATTCTATCAATCTTTTACATAATGGTCTTGGAACAAAATTTTCCCAAACTCCAATAAAATCAGTAAAATCAGACTTAGTAAAATCTTTCCTTTGCATTAACTCCAAAGGACGATATGGTTCAATTGGCATAACAACTAGTAAGCTTTAATGATGTATTTAGTCTTATGAAATGGATTGATAATTGGGACTTGTCTTTGTGGTCTCATAGCAACATCTGGGAAAGGAGATTTAATTGATTTATTAAACTGAAACTGTCCCTGAGTCATATCCATAAAAATATCATTTTGATTAAAGGTAACTTGCATACTGTCAGATCCATTTGCAAGACCAGAACCAAAACCTCCACCAATAATTCCAGAATTTGAAGTGTTGCCGCCAGTAAAATCAGTTTGTGGATTACCAACAGGATCTAAAGTTATCTTATGACTATGACCGTTGGTAGTTCCTCCAGATGGAACGTAAGAATCAATAGTAAATAGTGATGGTTCTGTATCAATACATGCTCCATTTGGAAGTCCTGTTGAACCTGCGGTTTGCAAAGTTACACCAGTTAATTCAGAATCTGGACTTGGCCACCAAACCAAATAGCTACCAGTAGTAGATGAATAAGAAGTTCCATTATCTGGAGTTTGTGCCGTTCCTAAATTATCTTCAATCCATTGAGCTAAATTCGTATAATTTGGGTCATACCTTGAAATTTCCGCATCAAAAAGGGTAATAAATTGATTTATAAATATCTCCCATTCAGAGATAATATATGCTTGAGGATCTCCACCTGCAGCAATTGGTTTATTATACGGTCCCTTTTGGCCAGCAGTTCCAGTACCAAGTAATGCTCTTGGAGAAGTTCCTGAAGAATTATTAAATGGTATTAAAGGATCTCCACCATCTCCTTCTACGACGGCACTAATATACATATGATTATGATCGGGAACAGGGACAGTAACAATAGATAAAGGTCCAACTTGTGCAGTTACAGAACCAGTAATAGTAAAATTAACATCATCCGTTATTGTTTCCAGTCCTTCCAATCTTACTGTTCCAAGAGAGAAGAATTGACTATCAAGACCTTCTGTTCCTGTACCTTCAATTTGCTCCAGAGGATTGGATCCAGCAGTATCTACTTTATCAAAATACCAATATCCTCCTTCAGCACCAACATCAAAAATTCCTTTTCCTGGTGTTGAAACTGGCAAGAATGCGGAGTTACCTCTGCTAGAATCCACAAATCCAACACCACATAATCTTCTATTTCTGTAATCAGGAATATTAAAACTTCCACTATAAACTGTTGTGGTTCCAACTACATTATTCTGATCATCTAATAAATCAACAAAAGTTTTTGTTGCATTACCTCCGTAAGTATTACCAATAACTTCCCATAGTGCCCAATACGTAGAAGCATCAAGTGATCTTCCATCACATTCAATAAATCCTGGATATCTAGATCCAAGTTCACCACTCAAATTACCATATCCAACAACAACATTTTCTTTTAGGATTGAGCAAATTGTTCCAATTGAATATCCATCAAACTTGAAGGTTTTCTTGCTATACCAAACTCCCAAATTAGCAGCTGGTGGTGGTGCTACAGCATAAGTTGTTATATTCCAAGTGAAAGTTACCGCAGAAACATTATCAGCCTCAGTTCCAACAACAACTTGTGTGAATTCAGGTGTTCCTAATTGATCAGCAGATAAAACCACCAAATAAAATGAAGTATTAACTGCTGGATCAAAAACTCTTGGTCCAGCGATTGGTTCATCATAATCAATAGAAATAAGTGCGTCATATCCATCAATTACTTCAATTGTGATTGGTCTGTTAATTGATGTGATAGTGATAGGAGAACTAGATATAAAAGTACCTGGAACTTGACCTACTTTATCTGCGGGTGGAGTAAATACAGCATCGTAATCTGGACCACTACTTGTTTCAATTGTCCATGTTGGAATTTGAAGATCTCCAACTTTAATGGTCATTTCAGTTGGTTGACTAAACTCAGTTGATGATCTCATATAAAGAGTTATTTTATCACCATTTTTTACCGTGGCAGGAAAAACTCCAATAGACTGATTATTAATTTTAATTTTAACTTCAGTAGACGTTGTTGAAACTAATTCAACAGGAACTGATATGCTCTCTCCAGTATCAGGATCAATACCAAGACCGCTTATTCCTTCTGGTGGTCTAGATTCAGAAGCAATCAAAGCATCTTCAATAACGTCAGATTTATCTGGAAAAGAAAAAGAATTCGGTATTGTTGATGGATTTGATCCAGTTATAATTGACCAAGAAGAAAGAGAATTTCCATCTCCAATTGTTAAAAAAGTAGTAACTGGAAAATTTTCATCACTTGCAGATGTCATTCTTAGTTGCAAGTAATCTGTGTTATTGATAGTTCCCGATGCAGAAGAAAATGTTGCCCCAGTTAGTACTTCATATTTTCCAGTAGCATCTAGTTCCGTATTATTTGCAGATGATACAGCCCATTCAGCACCGCCACCACTAACTTGAATAATTGCAGAACTTGTTAATCCCTGTATTCGTATGACTTCACTATAAACAACTGTATTTTGTGGTTCTCCTACAAGATCGGTAAAATTTGGAAACGGATCTGGTATGTTTAATGGTATTGATTTTGTGGTAATACTCCAAACTTCATTTGAAGTTCCAATTACCAAAGTAATTCTAGTAGTTTGATTTGCAAAACTTTGAGTTTTTCCACGTATTTGAATACGTGCTCCATTTTCTACACTTTCAGTTCCATTCCCCTGTATCCAATCAGTATCCCACGTACCATCTCCATTATAGTCAATACGCATAGCAAAAGAGTTAATGTCGCCACCAATATTAGAACCAAGAAAAATTGGTGCTTGCGTGGTTTGAGTTAATCCAGATACAACTACAACTTGTTCCCCAGGACGAGTGCCGTCACCATAAGTGTAAAGAGTTTCTGGTTCTGCATCTACAATTTTTTGAAATGGAAATGGATCAGGAGTAAAGTCTTCTGGAATAACAGTAATCAACCAAAGATTTATAGAATCTCCAATAGTAATTGTTACTGTTTCTGTAAAGTCCCAGACGGCAGGTGCCCTAAATCTAAACTGAACGTAATCACCCTCAGAAACAAAAAGTGCTGTATCGGAAAATGTATATGCCATTCCTATCGGTTTACGTTTTCAGTAGAACTATTTATCCCCATCATCACATCTCTCGTATGTTTTTCCAATCGCCAGATTTGTTGATCTCAACTTGAATGGGAAAATCAGATTTGATTTCAATTGGGATATCTATGCCGTCTATGTAATAAAGGTCAGATAATACTAGTTCTTCAGGGGGAACATTTATTGTATAAACAGGTTCTTCATCTTTAATTCTATCGCCAGTCTCATCTACATTTAGATTATCAGGAGTTTCGTCAATAATTATATTGACAGTTTCCGACCTAGTTAATTGTCCCCCATTTCCAGACACCGTTAAAACGTATGTAACTGATCTAGGTCCAAAATTATCATATTCTATTTCTGTATTAACACTATTTGTTATATTAGTGTTTGATCCATTCAGTTCGGCACTACCAGAAGTTGGATATGATATAGTTCCTTTATCTACAGATCCATTTTTATAATTATAAATCGTTTGAATAGTTACAGAATTGTTAGCATGTTTTGCTTCATATTCAATTATTCCTTGCTGTCCATATGTTAATTCAAGTGGTACATTAAATTTATCTATTGTTGGTATTTGATAAACAGTTATTGTTGCACATGATATAGGACTCGTTCCTCCATTTCCTGTAACATATGCACAATATTCAGTTGTATCTCCAGGACTCACATCCGAAAAACTTGTAACATTTCCATTAGTAATATCACCCTTTGTCCAATATATTACATCCCCATCTCCAGATGTGTTCCAGGATAGTCTAGCTATCTCCCCAACAATAATAGATGTTTTATTAAAGGACAGAGTTATAACAGGCGGTATATAAACAGTAATTGTTCTACTGGCACTAGAGCAACCTCTTTCTCCACAAACAGTATACGTATAAGTTTTTGTGTTTTGTGGAAGAAGAGTGGTAGATCCGCTGTATCCTGGATTAGATACATCAGTTAAACTTGCGCTGTACAATCCAACACCAGATCCAGACCAAGAAAAACTTACAGATTCTCCTCTTATAATTGTAGTTGGACTTGCAGATAAACTAACAGAAGGAAAAGGTGGTGCATCTGGTCCATCAAGTGTCCACGCAACTGCACATGGATTACTATTAAAGTCATCTCCATTTGCGCCGCCACTATTACCAATACTCCAACTTAATGAAATATTATCGCCTTTGTTAAAATATCTACTAGTCGTATTTCCACCACTACTATATCCCCCAACAGAAATTCCATTTCCGCCCATATTAGCAGAACCAAAATCATCTGCTGCAACTCTAAAAGTATAAGTTCCACTCCACGGAGCAGTAACATTTGTTGATCCGTTAAATATAACTCCCCTGATTCCAGAAGTAGCACCTGTATTAAGTGGAGTTGCAGCATAAGAGTTCATAAAACTACTCCATGCTCCATTACTCCATGCAGTATACCCTATTTGCCTACTATTTCTATACTGCGCCATTTTTTATATCTCTCTTATATTTTTCCATTCACCAGACTGATTAATCTCAACTTGAATAGGAAAATCAGATTTAACTTCAACTGGAATATCTATACCATCAATATAATACAAATCAGACAAAACAAGTTCCTCAGGAGGAACATTTACTGTATAAACAGGATCTTGATCTTTGATTACATCTGGAGTTTCATCAACATTAATATTATTTGGTGTAATATCAATATAAACTGATGTTGAAGAAGAAGAAATAGCAGTACCACCCGTTCCAATAGCATTAATAACTACCTGAACACTTTCTGGTCCAACTGTGTTCCATGGAACTGGTATTTCTAACTGAGTATCAGATACAATAGTTTCGCTATCTGGCTTTAAAGATTCCGCTGTAAGAGCTGGAGTTATTGATATATCATCTCCAACTAAACTTGTTCCATCAACAAAGTAATAATATGGAGTTATTGTTATACTTTGATCTGCATATTGAGTTTCATAAGAAACATAAAGAGTATCACCATAATTTATTTGTTCTGTTGAAGTTATGTTTGCGGTAGCGGCGTAATAAACAATAACAGTAAGAGAAGATATTTCAGACGTTCCACCATCTCCACTTGCTTGAACTGAATATGTAGTTGTTTCTTCTGGGCATACTGTTTGACTACTAGTGAGATTTCCATTTGTTATTCCCCCAGATAACCAAGTTATAGTGTCACCATCTCCTGTGGTTTCCCAACTTAATGTCACACATTGTCCCAAATTAATACTTGTGTTGCTAACACTTAAATTAATTGTTGGAACAATAAGCATTTGAATATTAATTCTACCATTTCCACCAGTTCCATATCCGCTGCCACCAGATCCGACTATAGCAGTATGAGTAGTTCCAGGAGCATATGAAGAAGAAGCAATTAAATTTTCGCGTGTAAAGAACGCGGATACTCCACCGCCACCACCTCCACCCATTCCTTGAGCGTCAGCTTTCTGTCCAACTGTTTGAAAACTAAAACATCTTACATATCCATTTTTTGCATCTCCATTACAAAACCATATCCTAAATCCACTAGAAGTTTTATCTAAAATACCACCACTATAAAAAGGAGGAGTAATGCCACCACCAGCTGCTTGTTGACATATACCATAAACACTTATTGAATAGCCACTATCAATAAAAGAATTATTAAAAATAATTCTATAATGCTTTGTTGAATAATTTGGAGAACATGATAAACCATCAGCTGCTGTTCTGTTCTCAAAACTTACACTTAAGTCTGGACTAGTTGAAGAAAAAATATGCGTATCTGTAATATTATTAAAAACGTGAGTAACGCTAGAAGTATAAGTAGTAGTTCCTGGATCTCCAGAGGCACCATTTCCATATCGCGTAGATCCTATTAATGCACCATTACCAGCAGATGTTATTACTCCATTAGTACCATTGTATGTACTTGCAGTAACCCCAAGACTAGACCAATCAAAAGTAGTTGTTCCAGATCCACCGCCACCACCACCTGAAGTAGATCCACCTACTCCACCAATTGCTCTCAATCCCAATAATTCTGTATTTCCACCATTTCCTCCAGGAGTCCTAACAAAACTATCAGAAACATTTTCTCCGCCACCTCCTGCGGCCCACATTTGTATACTAAGAGTTGCTACTTTTTCTGGTATCGTAAATGATTGACCATTTATTAGGGAAAGAGATTGTGGCATTTTTAAAATTTAATAATGTATTCTACTAAAATAAAAGGGGTAACTAATTGATCTAATTTTTCTTCGT